ACTATACAAAGCCGTTATCTCGCTGGTTCTGGCGTTCGTTGGACTCACTCCGGCGTTCGCTACCACCTCACTCACCCAAACCACCCTCGCGGCGGGTGTTAGTCGGACAAGCGACACGATTCATGTCGCCTCGACGACCGGCATCACCGTCAGCGGCGGGACCACTGCCACCGGCCTCTACATCGACAACGAGTATCTTGTGGTACTCGCGGTCGATACGACCAGTGGATTTGTGAAGGTCAGCAGGGGTCAGGCTGGCACGCGCTCTAACGCTCACCTGAGCGGAGCGATTGTGCTCGCCGGTCCGCCTCGCGCCTTCTACAACACCGACCCAAGCGGAGCAGCGGGTTATCCGGCTGCCTGCACCAACGCCGCCTACACCCCCTACATCAACATCATCACCGGCAATCAGTGGTTGTGCTCGACGGTGCTGAACAAGTGGGTGCCGGGATGGGGTAATCCGGGGAACTCCGGGACTCCTATCGCTGTGACCGCTGCGGTGGCTTCGGCTGCCGGGACGATCACCCCGAGCGGCCCCCTGTTTCACGTAACCGGCGCACTCGCTATCACCGGGTTCGTGATTCCGATCGGTTACAACGGTGGACCGTTCTGTATCATCCCAGACGGTAACTTCACCACCACCACAGCGGGCAACATCGCACTCGCTTCCACGGCAGTAACTAGCAAGCAACTTTGCTATGCCTACGATGCGAATGCGGCGAAGCCTTTCTTTCCTAGCTATTAGTTAGATAGTAAAGGGCGGGGGTGGCTGAAAGGTCACCCCCTCTCTCAATCCCCAGGAGGCTCCGTGGCAACAGTCCTCGACATCATCACCGACAGCCTCAGTGAAATTGGTAGCTATGCTCAGGGTGAAGTCCCCTCCGCCGCCGACGCCCAGTTTGCACTTCGCAAGCTAAACCGGATGTTGGATGCATGGAATGCGCGAAGGTTGATGATTTATACGACTACCTTTGCTCAGTATACGCTGGTGCCGGGCTTGATTCCCCACACCATCGGCCCGAGCGGCGCAACCTACACAGTCAGCCAGCGCCCCGTCCGCATCGAGGCCGCCAACATTATCTTGAACAACGTGGTTCCCTACGTGAAGAGTCCGCTGAACATCCGTAACGACCAATTCTGGGAAAACCAACCCGTCCCCACTATCACCACCACTCTCCCCACCGACCTCTACTACTCCCCGGCGTGGCCCAACGGTCAACTCTACATCTGGCCAGTCCCCACGGTCGCTTACGGACTCGAACTTTGGTACTGGCAGGTTATTAGTCAGTTTGCTGCTCTCACAGACACGGTGAGCTTCCCTCCCGGCTACCAGAACGCCATCGTCTATTCGCTGGCGGTGGAGATGGCGAATGCGTTCGGCAAACAGGTGAGCGGCTCGCTCGCCACCCTCGCTAACAATGCGTTCAACTACATCTTCGGCAACAACAGCGATTCGCCGCAGATTGCCACGACCGACAGCGGAATCCCGGACTGCGGCGGCAAACAACTGCCCAGCTTCAACTGGCGCACGGGCGGCTTCTCGGGGAGTCACTAGTGCCTAGCTTCGGATTCGTCGGACCCAGCTACGAATCACAATCGGTTAGCGCCGCTAACCAAGCCTCTATCAATCTCTATCCCGAGCAAATCGAAGTGGGCAACGAGAATCAGAAGGTGGTGCTCTACCCGACGCCGGGATTGCTTGAGTACACCTCGGCAGGCAACCAAACTCGCGGGAGCTGGCAGATAAACGACCGGGCTTTCTTTGTGAGTGATGATGCGTTGTATGAAATCCCCGCCACCACAGGCGCTCCCACCAATCTCGGCAACCTCGCCAACGACCAGCTCCCGGTGTCGATGATAGCCTATGGCGACCAACTGCTGATTGCGAGCGCCGGAATCGCTTATGTTCTGACGCTCAGCACCAACGCCTTCGCGCCAGTCGCAGCCCTCGCGGGTGATGATGTCATCAAGGTGGACTTCTGTGGGGGATTTTTTATTGCTCTGATCGGCGGCACTAACACTTTCCGCATCTCCGGCCCCATCGACGCCACCGTCTGGGACCCGCTGGACTTCGCACAGATTAGCATCTTCGCGGGCAATCTTATCTCCATGATAGTAGACCACAACGAAATCTGGTTGTTCAGCTCGCTCGCCAGCACCGTCTACTACCTCAGCGGCAACGTTGACTTCCCTTTCGACGTGAACCCCAGCGCACAGGTTATCGAAGGCGGAATTGCCGCCATCAACTCCATCGCCAAGCTCGACAATACAATTTTCTGGGTGGGCAAGGATACTCGCGGAAGGGGGGTGGTCTGGAGGGCCAGCGGGTATACGCCCACTCGGGTTTCCAATCACGCCATCGAAAATGCTATCTCTAAATATGGCGATATCAGCGATGCGGTTTCGTATGGCTATCAGGACCAGGGGCACGCGTTCTACGTACTATTCTTTCCGACCGCCGAAGTACTCCCTCACGAAACAAAGACTCACACCTGGGTTTACGACGTGGCGACCGGGATGTGGCATGAGCGGGGATTCTGGGACCAGCGCCTAGCCGAATATCAAGCCCACCACAGCTGGAATCATGTGTTCTTTGTGAACAAGCACCTGGTAGGCGACTGGCAGAGCGGCAAGATTTACGATATGAGTATTAACTATTATGACGATAACGGGGTGCTTATCAGAAGGCTCCGGCGCTCCCCTCACATCAGCAACGAGCAACAGTGGGCTTTTCATCAACAGATGCAGGTTTTTGTGCAGCCCGGACTGGGGCCTACGCCTCCCTTGCTCGACGGCCTCGGGGTAGCTCGGGGTCCGGTGATGAACCTTCGCTGGTCTAACGATGGCGGTCAGGTGTGGAGCAGCGAGGTGCCTGCCGACTGCGGACAGGTAGGCGAGTACACGCGCAGGGTGATGTGGAGACGGCTGGGGAGAGCGAGGGACCGAATCTACGAAATCAACATGAGCGACCCGATTCCGTGGCGGGTGGTAGATAGTTTTTTACAGGTCGAACCGGGGATTAGCTGAGATGCCCGTAATCACCCTACCCACTCCTCCACCGATGCGTGATAAATTCATCGGGACGGATGGCAAAAACACCGACCAGAACACCGGGATGTCGCAACCCTGGGTGAGGTGGTTGCTCTCAATCTTCACCACCCTCTCTCAACAGGTCGCCAGCATCAATGGCAGCACAATTGTAGACAGCAGCCAAGCAGACCTCGGGGCGCTGGCGGGCACTTTCACCGCCGCCAACACCGGCCAGATAGTCTACGTCACCGACTACAACCACACCCTTCGTTGGACAGGGACTGGCTTCACCTGGGGACCCGGCGAGAACGGCAGCGGTTACATCACGCCCTTCCTGAACGACCCCTCGCCCACCACCGGGTGGCAGCTCTGCGACGGCAGCGGAACCACCAAGCTCAACAGCGACGGGACCATCTCAGCGGTCACAGTCCCCAATTATGGCACCGCTGCTTATCTCAAGCTGAGCAGCGCCGCCCCCGTCGCAGGCCCCACCGCAGCCAGCGGAGCGAGCGGTTCAACGAGCGGTGGCACCCCGAGCGGCACCAACTCGAATCCCGACACCGGGGATGATGTGGGCGGAGGAACAGTCGTGCAGGTGGGTGTGGGAGCAACGGTCGCCGCCGAACCTCACCATCACACCACCACCGCCCCCGTGTTCACCGGCAACGCTCTGGCCGGTCACACCCACTCACCCGGAACTCTGGAGCTAGAGCGCACTCAACTGAAAGCGTGGTATCGTCGCTAGTATGTTAAATCTAATCCAGTGCGATGATTTCATCCCGAATGCTTATGAAATTCGAGAACAGGTTATTCAGCGTGAATTTAAGACCGAAAAAGGTCCCGATGGGGCTAATTATTCAAATGTCCAACTAGTTGAAGTACCCGAATTAATAGACCGCATCTCGCTGGTGTTGGGAGGAAAAATCATCCCCCGCTTGTCGGGATTTCGCTTAAATCTGGCGGGTGAACTTCCTCACTCATGGGTTCATTCAGACGAAATTTGTGCGGGCTGGGCGAGTGTTTTGTATCTAAATCCTCCCTCCCAATGCCAAGGGGGAACGGCTTTCTGGAAACATCGTGGATTAAACATCGACCACTCCCCTACTCCCGAAGCTATCACCAGCAACGGATTTGATGTGGAGTGGTTTCAACAAATGCTCTCACGCGAATGGAAAGAATTAGATTACTGGGAACAAGCAGGCTTCGTGACGATGAAGTTCAATCGTTTCATCACCTACCCAACCTCTATGTTTCATTCACGTTATCCTTTCGAGGGCTTTGGAACCAGCCCCGCTGACGGTAGACTCGTGTGGGTGTGTTTTTATGACTATGTCTGAGCTAAGACTACTGATGCCCGAAGAAGTTCCGCTGGTGTTGCCGCTGGCGAGAGAGTTTTTTGCAACCGGCGAAATCCCCGGCAAGCTGAATGAGGTTCATTTTGTAAATCTCTTTCGCAAACAACTCGCTGAAGGCAACGCGTTTATTATAGCTGCCGGAATCCCTCTTCGGGGCATGATTGCGGGTTTTGTGCATCAGGACCCTTTTGATGGTCAGCTGGTTTGCGGTGAACTCTGGTGGTTTGTTCGCAAGGAAGAACGGGGTTCGCTGGGATTGAGATTATTTAACGCATGGGAAGCTGAAGCTAAATCAAGGGGGGCAGTAAGGTTTCAGATGGCTCACCTTACAGGTAGTAAAACAGACTCACTCGATAGGCTTTTTGAACGAAAAGGTTATATAATGAAAGAGAAAATATTTGTAAAAGAGGTTAACCGATGAGTATCGGAATAGGAACTGCTCTGGCGATTGGAGCAGGAGCCAGTGTTCTTGGT